AAGTTTCTGTCCATCTCTCTTCAGTCCTGTCATTTCTGCCAGCAGGCAAGGAAAAACGAGCGGGAATTCCAGCAGGTAATTTCTCCTGGCCCAGTCTGGCATTTCATCCATCTGTCGAAGCCAGACATTAGCTGTTGCCCACGTGTCCAAAGCGCAATATCTGTAATACTCGCTGAGGTCTGTGGTTTCGGCCAGGTCTTTCCAATATACAACCTTGCGTAGAAAGAAGGCATTAAGGAAAGCAAGATCCTTTGGTAGTTCGGAATAGTAACAGTGAAATAAGTTTGCTGTGTCCCACAGCCAATTGGTGGGCGCAGCGTTGTAGCGAAGAAGATATGAATTGTCGTACTTGCCATTTTGAAATATCTTAGGAGGTGACAGTGCGTGGATTTTTCTGGCTGCTGCTAGAGCCCACTCGGAATCCATGGGCAGAACAACTGAAACAGTCCTAGGCCGATCAGTGCCAGAGATATAGATAGCAGTATAGCCAATACACCGAATCGATAGAGGGTCACGGAAAGTCTCGATATCAATTGCGATAGCATCTGCCCGCGAGAATTCATCATAAATCTCCTGGAAATTCGTGGCAGTAAGCAGGGCCCACTTGAAATCAGAAGGCTCTGCCCACTTAGATGGTGTAATTACCTTAGAGATAAACCGCTCAGCAATGAACTTACCGTAGGTAACAGTGAAGAGTTGTTTCAACGGAGAGATGAATACAATCTCAATCCCATTGAACTCAAACAGAGAGCCCTGGTAATCTGCCAGAGAAGGATTGATCTTTACATTCCCTTCTCGCGCCAGAAGTGCCGTAAGAATATCAGTATTAGTAGACACCACACGAGTAATGTTCTTACTCGGTTGTTTGCAATAGTGCTCAAGTTCATAGAGAAGCTTGATTGGATGAGTGTTTACAAAGGTTGTGACACCGCCAAAGAGACCACGAAGTTGTGGTACATAAGTTGCATCTTCAGAGGTGCCAAGAAAGAGTGCGTTACCTTTTGTCATGCTGCTCTCGAAACCTCATTTCATCGTGAATAGCTTTCAGATCCTGCGCATAGGATTGTTCGAGTGCTGGCCAATGGATGAATCTTTCTGTGTCTGCCAGCCTATTGGTGACAATTGTTTCCAGAGAGAGCAGACGGGACTTGGAAATACTTTTCAGTCGCTCTCTGAGTTTAGTTTGAGGCCATGGAATAGAGTCTGACATGAGAACCTTCTGAGGGTGAGGAAGTGAGCTAACAAATACGCCCCAGAGGATTAGTCTGAGGCGCAGGAAGTTAGATCACTAGATCAGAACATAACATTCTGGTAAAGATCAACTGGATGATCGAGAACATTCAATGCTTCGAGCTTTGCTTTGGTGATACAAAGATCTTCCACATTCTTACGAGCTACTTCAATGCGTCGATCGAGATGTTCACCGATGGTTACTGGTTTGCCAATCATACGACCAGTATCAGTGCCTTCAGTGGCAAAGTTCTTAGAGAGGCAGCCCATGATTATACCACCATCAACGTGTCAATCTGAGCATACACAACCGGCGAACCATCATCTTGCTTCTTGTTCTTATCCTTCCGATGCTTGATCGAGATAACAACTTCAGCATTCTGAGAATCAGCGATCAGTTCACGATTGCTCTTTGCACCGTAATGTTCAGCCAGAGACTTCATCAGAGCCTTGAAAGAACCCTGTGCGTATTCATTGCTCAGATCGAAGAGTTGACGGAACTCAACGCCAGCTTCCAGAGGAGCGTCCGTAGAACCTGCGGGCAGTTCCACAGTTTCAATGGCTTTACCTTCCAGAGCAATGAATCGCTTCAGGCCACTAGATTCCTTACCCTTCTCATTGAACACATTCGGAATGGTGTATGCCAGATTCCAGCTCATAAGAATCTTATGTGCGCCGATAGGGTAAGTGCGGTATTCAGGAATATCGGCCAGATCATCCAGCGTGCCATCCAGAAGAGCGTCCATTTGGTCGAGCATATTGGTTTGTTCCATGATGGAGATTACCTTTGATTGATGAAAGAAAGAAAGTTAAAAAGAAGTACGTGCAAGTTGAAAAGGGAGTTTGTCGAGGATAAGAGTTAGCTGCGCATAAAGAACCTCCAAGGTAGAGTCGTTGTAAATGAGAAAAGTTTGCTCGGGCTGGTTGAAGTTGATTCCACTTTCAGATCGATGACTTGGAATTCCTACCTTACCATCGTGATGTGGACGGAGGATGTGGAAAACTACTCCACCATTATTACAAATCCAATCCGCCTCATCCTGGAAACGAACATCAGAAATGATTACTGTGTCACCTTCTTCGTAATGTCCTTCTCCTGCTGGTGGGGCAGACTTACCGATGAGGCGAGATTCCATGAGTTGGATCCAATGACTACTGAATTCACCATCATATAGTTCATTAACAAGATCACGGAACATCTCAGTTCCAACGAACTGTGCAATCTGTCGCGGGCTCACACCCCAGAATGTCTCTTGTTCTTTCAGCCCTGAGTCATTGAAATGATCAATCGGCAATCCAAAAGCAGCGGCACATGCAGCCTTCAATGGTTTAGCAAAAGCTTCGCCGTAACAATTCTCATAGTTCTGTGTAATCCAGGCGGCTGCCGTATCTTTACCTACACCAGCATGGCCATGAATTCCGATAAGTTTCAGAGAACGAATGTCGATGATATCATTACCCATAATTCCTTGGGCAGGGGTGATACTCATTTGCTCATACCTTTCTCTTTCATGCGTTGTTGAAGAGTCGAGAGACCAGTTACAGCATTCTGTGCTGGAGTTTGAGCACTAGAAATAACAGGTTGCGCTTTAGGTTCCTCAGTGGGCGGAGCATCTGCGGCGACGATCAAAGGAAATAGCGGAGCTAGATCAGGCTCAGGCAGATCTTCAATCCGGAAATCGGTCCTTGATTTAGTGAGACAATCATTGGAATATGTACTACTCGAATAAGCTCGGTGTTTCTTATTCTTCACCTCCATATAGATAACATGAGAGAAATTTTTCGCAATGGTCAGTGCCATTCCCTTGGAGCCGAAGTCAGGAATCAGCTTTGTGGAAATAACTTTTTCGCCCTGCATCACAGCATGTTCAATAGCGTGGAAAATTACAATTAGATTACCTCGGAAACCTTGAAACTGAGAGGCAAAAAATTCTGTGTACTTTCTCAGTGCGCCCCAATCATCCCGTTCAGGCTTGTAATCTACAGCTTCATCCTTAGTTACATGAGAGAGAATAGATCGACCAAGCTGCGAGCCAGTATCTACAACACAGATATCTTGCGGCCCGAACTTTGTGAAATCAACCTGAGAGAACTCAGCTTTAGCTTTTGTGCAGAGCTGGCAGCTATACATTCCATGAGCTACACAGACAGAACCTTTTTGATTCTTGAAAAGCTGGAGTAGAGTTTGGCAGCCGACTGGGAATGTAGCAGTGTCTGGAATGTTGATGAAGTTGATGTTATCTAGCTGAGCATCTGGGAGTTTCAGGAGCACATCAGAATCATTATCGAGGCAAAGCCAGGTGAGCTTGTGAGTTTTAGAAAGTGCGGCGGCTAGAGTAGATTTACCACAACCAGGAAGACCGAATAGCATCACCCTGGTGTAGTTTGTTGCGGAAGTTTTAGTGAGTCTCATGCAGAAATCTTTCCAAGTTGTGTCTCTAGAAGATCATTCAAGCTCAGTGTTACCTGGTATTCTGTATCATCAAAATCTTTCTCCGTTCCTTGTCTTGCCAGATATTCTGTGCTCATCGTACAAGAGTTAATGTATTCACATTCTCTCATGAAAGAAAAGCAAGATTCTCCGTGCATCTTATAAACCCCGGCGGCCTCGGACATTTTGATGAATTCGATATCTAGGAGGAGTTCACGAATCCAAAGGGCACGCTGGAGATAGGTCTTCTCGAAATTCCAGGCTACGTATTCTTGATCTTGAGTCTTGTAGATCAGATAGAGCACATCGTAACTGGATAGATCAGGGAAAAGAGAATCAAGGACAATGGAATAGCCAATAGCTTGAGCCGAATTTTTATATGTCGCAGCATTAAGTGTGCGGGATCCAGTTGTTTTGCACTCCAGTACCAGGATTTTACCAGTAACACGATGTCTAAGAACAGCATCAACGTGCCCCCGATACCGAAAAGCATCAGGA